ATAACGCTCATAAATTTATCAAATTCTCCGACAATGTTCCCCGCTGACAATACGCTATTTCTAAGTTCCTGATACCGTGCAACAACTTGACTATGGAACAGACTCCAGATACGCGCATGTAGAAGGTTTTCTTCGTGGAATGACCAATAAGCATTATACCCAGTCTGAAAAATCGTATTATACGCTCTCCAACTAATCGGGTCTGTATCAGCCATTCCCGTCATTCCCCATGTTGCATCCATATCATACATGCCCGCGTACCATTTTACCGCGTCATATGTGCAGAATGTCTGATTTTTTCCGAGCATATCAACAGCGCACAAAGCCCGCAGGAAGATGTGAACATCAATGATAGAACCGAGGTCGATTTTTGAATTTATACCAGAAACAAAATCCGTGTCAGACGAATTGCAAACAAAAGCGAGGACAGAAGTCCAGCCGTTCGCAATAACGGTTGGCATCGAATCATGCAATTCATCAGACCATTTCCCATTCATGGTGGGCTGTCTGAATATCTGCGCATTATCATCCATGCTACCTTCGGATTGTATAATGCAATTCGTGTCTACATCAGAATCAAGACCATACATGGCGTCTTTGGGAAGATTCCATGTATACAGCCCATAATATACGCCGTTGTAATACACTTTAACCGGGAACCCATCAATGGCAAGATTGCTAGTTCTTAACGCTTCAGGCAGATCAGAAAAATCACTCCTAGCCTTGACAGCCTGAGACCAAAGCCGCGCACAAACAATGTTTCTTGCGTGACAGTGATCTATCCAATTCGCCTTCAAAACAAATTTATTTCTTGCCTTGTCCCAATCTCTAAACAACCGATTGCTTTTGACAGTCCTGCTTGCATCCTTGAAAAGTTTTATTGTGTAGTTCTTTTTAGGGTAACGCTGTGAGGAATCGCCCTGCACTTTGGCAGTTGCGTAATCTGTAAATGATAACTTTGAACTTTTATAGGTGATAGTAATCTCGCTGTTTCCTTCTTCTTTGGTGGAGTAAAGAACCCCGTCGATGGACACAACAGGAATATCAAGGTCTCCCGGCTCCATCGTATCTACATTATGGAAAACATCTCCAACAGCTTTCGCATCAGCTGGAACGTCCTCCAATGTTAGTGTCTTATCCGTCTTTACTTCAATACCGAGTTCCTCGCCCGTGTAATCATATAATTCCATACTATGCCACCCCCAGTATTGTTCTTGCTTCGCTTATCGGCATACCCCGGAAATATACGCCGAACAGATTCACGGTACCCTTCCAAAAATATCCGCCGTCAGGTCTGCCGCCAATATGCAACGACTGATCGCTCACCGTGTAGGAGCCCGCAACGCTTTGGAAATCATATATAACGGTATCGTCTACTTTGAGATACAGTGTGTAATTTGTTGTGTTTGAGTAATGAATCATGGCGAACTTGATTCTGTGTGCCGTATTGTCCTTGTCCCCGGTCTGCATACCAGCGGCACCTGCCGCAATAGCGATATAATTTTTTATATAGTCTGTGCCAGAGGCCGAACCCGCACAGGAAAATTGCCATTGTGCCTGACCCGTGGTTGCGTTTCGATCTGACATGAAAAACATCGTTCGGACTCTAGTAAGAATTTCTTCATCCGTAATATCCGCAACGATAGAAACAGATTTATTTGTATCTACTAATTTAACCCCAGTATCAACAATAGCACCATCAACAACTGTTCCGTCCTGCATATAATATTGTAAACTGATCGTACTACCTACGCTGACAGAAACTTGCGCGGTTTTGCCGCCGTATGCAACATCAATAGTACTTGTAGCCAATGTTAAATCACCTGACATGGTGTAATCAGAAACGGGTTTTGATGTTCCATCGTTATATATGGCAGTAACAATAACATAAGGCCGTAAACTATCAAGGGTGTCCCACGGATAAACAGTATGTCCCGTTGCGGTATATGTGGCAGAAATGCTTTCGAGTTTTCGCCGCCCCTCGTACAATGCTTCTTCTAGTGCGTCATAGTAAGATTGACTATCCGGGTCTGTCCACGCAACACGCTGAAAACACGCGAGGAACGCCGAAATCGCGTTATCTGAAAGCCCGGGCTCCAACTCTTCTAAATCATCCTTTAAATCAGCTACGGCCGTAGTGTTCGCCTCGATCCCGGAGGCGTTCTCGGCGATCGCCTGGCGGTTCGCTTCGATCTGGGCCGCGCTGGCCGACACGCTCTGGGCCGCTTCTGTCGCTTCCTCTGCCGCTGCCGTGGCCGTCGAAGCGCTCTCGATCAGGGCGTTCATCTCCTTCAGCACCGAGTCAGATGTGATTGTATCTGCATCCATGGCGGCGTGCTCCACCTGCAAAATGAAGTTCGCCGTGCTGAGGACCTTTGTCCCTTTCAGGAGCACGAGTTCAAAGACATTCTTTCCGGCGGCGGCCGTCATCTGTTTGGTGACAGCTACCGTCACTGTCGACGAAGACACCTTGATCGTCGCGTCTGCGGAATAGGCGTTTCCATCCCTCTTCGTTCCGCGGATCATCGCGGTCGTCCCTGTCTGTATGGTAAGCAGTCCAGTCCTGGAGTGGAGGAGAAACTGCAGCTCCACGTCGTCATCATACTGATTCAAGTTAATGACACACGGGAATCCTCCCGGCGTCATATCCAGTTTGTTAGAATATGTGATCATGGCCCCTCCTTACTCCGCAAGTCTGGAGTCTGAGATATATTTCTTGATGGCCTCGATGTGCTTTTTCAGCGATGCATCGACCGCCGCGAAATTCCCACGGTTGTTCGTCGATTTGATGTCCCCATTTTCTTCGAACTCATCGTAGGCGTATGACACCCGATCTACGCCGCCGGCGCTTACCACCATAAAAGAACTAAGCTGCTTCATAAACGTCCTCCATCTCTTTTATATACTCTCCTGTCGGATCTGAGTCTTCAAACGCCTCTGCTATCGATCGCTCGACGGCGGCTTCGTCCTCCAGGACGATCGCTTCCGGATATATCATCGAGCTTCCCATTTTCAGGGAATCTTCTCTTTCTTCGTTGATATCGAGGCGAGCCGTCTCTAAATCCTTCTGTTTCGCTTTTAGCTCCCAGGCAAATTTCAGGCCGGGGGTGCCCTTTACGGTGAAATACGAGTCCTCTTTCCCGTCTATCCAAAGATCTCCCTCGCCTTCTTTCTGCAGGAACACCTGATACTCTATGTCTGTTCGTGCGCACTCCCGGAAGATGTCATCAAGCATCACCTCAATCTGGCCATCTTCCCCGACCACTCCTTCCCCAGAATCACCAAAGACAGCCTCCGGCATTTCGTAGCAGTACAAAAGCCGGTTCCCGTAATGGTCTGTGCTGATCAGTCGGTTTTTTCCGCCTGTGCATGTAAGATATCCAGAGAACTCCGATGTCGACATGCCCGATCCCAAATTCCCGACGACCTTCCAGATGTCCTTGCTCCCAGATGTCTCGCTATATCCAAGTCTTGCATTCGCTTCTCCCAGATAGATGGAATATCCTTCGTTAGCAAGCGATGTATGACCCAACCATGTGAATTTATCAAAAAAGGATAGGTTTCCTCCTCCGATATCCCCGCTCATTCCAGAGCCGACCACAAGCTGGCCTTTCGACATTATCCCCGCATTATACTTCCCGCTTATCGGGTGGTCAGTGCTAGGTATAAGATAAAGCACATTCCTGGTCTCGTTGATGTATGTCTCAAGCCCATACGCGGTTCGCTGCGACGTGGTCCCGTCAAGCGATCCACTTGCGTCCGTTATCGTGAATTGGCCCTGCTTCGTGATCAGTGATGTTCCCGCGTATGCATTCCTTATTAGCTCAAGGTCTCCTGTGATCGTTGCACCATCTTTATCCCAGCTGCCGATCTGGAGACCCGAACTATTCAGCACTCGCAGGACACCGTTCTGATTGTTTGCTCCGCCGAGCGTCAATGTCCCTCCCTGGATCCTGTCGGCCTGCATATAGCCGGCTGTGATCAGGGCCGCATTTAATACACCGGTCGTTATGAAATCTGCTACGAACTCCCCGTCGATCGTCCATGCCGTATCATATGGACCGTTGAAGCCATTCTTGCTGAACCCGATCCCGTTCATATTGATTCGAATGACCTTTGTCGCCGTCTGTGCATCCGCCGTATCCATGGCGTATATCTCATGCGGGTCTCCGTTCGAGTCTGTTGCTATGAGGATATGGCCTCCCATTCCGCCGCGAAGGACCTCTGTGGCGGAATGCACTGCGCTTTGCACAAATGATTTAGACACCGTGCTCGCCTTCGCGTCTGCCGCGGCTGCTTCCTCCACGGTGCTCCCAAACCTCGTAGCCGCCTCGCCCAGGGTCATCGAATCGTATCTCTCCGTCAGAACATTATAAACGGTCTCTACGATTTCCAGCTTATCATCCACGCCCAACTCTTCATGCCGCACTGTTACCACATCGCAGAGCCTCAGCCTCTGCAGCGAGGCATACTGTGCATATTCTTCTGTCTGCCAAAGGGCTACGAACGAGACCTTCAAGCTTGTCGGCGCCTCACTTTTCGCGTTTGTCTGTGCGTACCTCTGCGCTGCAGCCCTCAGCTGCGGCTTTGTTGGCTCTGATTCAAATTTTTCTGACAGGTCGAGTGTTCTCGTCTTTATCGTTTCAAACTCGCCCGCATTCGGCGCATCAATGTATTTTTCCTCCAGTGTGACCACTTTGTCCGCGCCGCTGGAGCTTTGTCCTTCCCAATATGGGACTATCCTTGTCCAGATCGATGACGCATCTGTCTCTTTCTTTACGTCTATCAGGTTTTTCCCGTATGAGATGACCACGCCATTGTCGGTACCTCTCGCGGCATGCAGCTTAACGGTGAATTTATCCCATTCATACTCGCCGTGCCATGTATCAAGTATGGATCCATCCATTCCCCCAAGGACCGACCTCACTGACGTCGGAACGTCTACAGAGAACGTCCCCGCCGCTGTGATGTCGGTCCAAAATGTGAAGCCGGTTGTTCCGTCCCCAGAAGCCGCATTGGAATTTATGAACGCAAGAGCCTCCACTGCCGACGCGGCCTCATACGGCATGACTACTGTCTTTATGAGGTCATATGACGTATGCCTTGCATATACGGTTATGATTCCTCCGATCGGCCTTGATATCTTATAGATCCGGAAAGGCTGCGGATCTTTTGTGTCGTCATGGATGGCGTATATAATCCGGTCCACTTTTATATCTTTGAAGTGAGCCGTTGCCGTTGAAATCTTCATCTTCAGTTCGAACTCGCCGTTTCTCACTTCTTTTACAGTGCACATCGTAGCGTCCGACAATCTCCCGATCCCTGTTGTCGTGAAGCTCCTCTCTGCGGCTCCGTATAGGATAGGTATCATTTTGTAAAAAACCTCGTTTTCACTTCAACCATGCTTATGGTGGCGGCCGCCTCCATCTCTGTTACTCCCGGATGGAGCATCGGGAATGAGTTGCTCTGCAGCGTGATATCCCCGTTTCTGTTTGTAGCACCTTCATAGCACTCTTCTATCTCACTGTCGATATCGATATAAGAGGTACAATCCGCTATTGTCACCGCTGTATATCCATCAATATTCAGCGTCCCCGTTCCATAAACCCTGATCAGAGGTTTTGACTCGAACAATGTCGGATTCTCAATGTAAAACGAAAACGCATTCCCCTGCGCTGCCGGCGCATACCTGGTCCATATGTCGCCGTCATCCAGATATCTCTGGGGCTTACATGTGAACTTTATGTCAAATTCTCCAGCTCTCCCGTTTCTGATGACCCGTGGTTGGATGGCCGATATGACGGCAAGCCTGAACTCTCCCGGATGGGTGCTGTCCTTCAGTACTTTGTATCCTGTATTGGATGCCACGAATGTTCTGAACTCATCCATATTCGTTCGGAAATCAACACCTATCGCGCACTTATACGTGATCTCTACGTTCTTGTCTCGCTTATTATCGATGTAAAGATCTCCATCCCTGCCCGGGACGGAGATCATCTCGAAATCGTGCTCCGGCGATGCCCATGTGTCGCTGGCATCATCGACCAGGATCCCGAATTCCTTGCTGCTTCTCCCGGCAAATGTAAACCATGTGCTCATGACCACACCACCTTCTGGTTTATATACCTCGCATTCATTCGGTCTTCTACCTCATCCGCAAGTGCTTCGATATCCTGCCCTTGCGCTCCGTACACGTTGATCTGCGTGTCGCCATAGGTCACAGTCTGATTGATCGTCGTGCCGGCCGATCCTACCGCATCCTTGATCATGGACAGCAGCGTGCCAAGCCCTGACACGACCTCTGGCCCAGCTTCGCCTGCTCCGAGGAGCTGCCCGCCGGCCGCCCCGAAGATCGTCGGGTTGTCCAAAATCATCGGTCGGTCCATGGCCTTTTTATACCAACTTATCCCGAAGCTCGGAACCGACGGCGGCATTATTGAAAAGCTTCCGGATATGCTCAGGTGCGGAAGCGCCAAATGCGGCAGGCTCCATGAGAAATTGAATTTGTTCTTCATGGATTCTATCGCGTTGTGCACCGCATTCTTCGCCTCTTCGATCGGGTTCTTAATCTTAGACTTAATGCTCTCCCAAGCAGATCCTGTCACCGATTTAAGTGTTTCCCATTTGCTGCTGATCGTCGATCTAATGCTTTCTGCTGCCGTGGAAATGCCCGTTTTTGCAGCTTCCATCTTTTCTGCCATTTTGGAACGTGCATTTTCCCCGGCTTCGGACGTCTTTGTCT